CTGCCGCCTGGGATTCTGCTGGATGATGGCACATATAATATCAACCAAGCAAAAGCATGGGCCGAGCTAGAGCGAGCACGAAAATTGCAGGTCGAAAGGTTAGCGACTGAAGGCAAATATATGGAAGTCGAGAAGGTGGCGCCTGCATGGGAAAGGGCAATGGGGGCGATAAATCGTGGTGTTATGGGGATCGGCAGCCGGCTAAAAGCAGATAGGCCTGAGCTACCGCTGGATGTAATTGATTTGGTAGAGGCGCTTTGCCGTGAAGCACTGGAGAAGGCATCAATGGAGATCTCTGAGTAATGGCACTAAAAGATCCAGCAGAATTATTGGTAAATTGCGCTCATTTGCTGAGGCCAGCGCCAAAACTAACAAGAAGCGAATGGGCGGATCGGTATTTTTATGTACTCAAAGGTGGCAGTATAGGTAGATGGAAAACGCGGCCATACCAAAAAGAAATTTTAGATAATTTTGGCAACCGTCAAGTGTGGCGTCAGTCAGTAATGAAATCCGCAAGGATTGGGTGGACGACAATGCTAAATATTGACGAATGCTTTTGTTTGCATTGGGACCCATGCGATTCAACAACAATGCAACCTACTATTGGCGATGCAGAAAAATACAGCCGGGATACGTTTAACAAAATAATAGAAAATGTGCCTGCGATAAGCGAGCTATTTGCAAGTGGTAAGTTCCGGGATGGGTCTAATAGTATTTTGGAAAAATATGTAAAAGGCGGCTCACTTAGTTTTATTGGCGGCAACAGCCCAAATGGCTTGCGTCGAACTACCTACAAGGTGGCCAGGGCGGATGAAACTGACGGTTACCCGGTGATGGGTGCTGGTAATGATGGCGACCAAATTCAATTGCTAATTAATAGAACAATTGATTACTGGGATAGAACCTTTGCCGATGGCAGCACACCAACAATTGAAGATTTTAGTAGGATAGAAAAAAGTTTTAAGCAGGGTGACCAACGGCGTAGATTTTTGCCTTGCCCTCATTGCGGCCATATGCAATATTTGGTCTGGCGTAACACCAATAAGCCAGGTGGATTTTGGTGGGAGCCTAACAAGCCAGAGACAGCAGTTTATATCTGTGAAGAATGTGAAAAGCCAATTGAGCACAGGGAAAAACGGTGGATGGATGAAAATGGAATATGGAAACCAATGGCTCCCGCCAATGTAGCGCCTGATGGCCGTGAGCATAGAAGTTATCATATTTGGGCGGCATATTCATATCAAGCAAATGCGACATGGGCGCATCTTATCCATGAGTATGAAAAAACAAAAGAAGATCCGTTGCAGTATCAAACTTTTGTAAATACATGGCGAGGCGAAGCATGGAAAGATGATGCTGGGTCCAGGATTACAGCAGAAGGCTTGCTAGGCAGAAGGGATGCCTATAAAAGTGGCGAGATACCCGAAGGTGTGTTGTGCTTGACGGCTGGTGTTGACTGTCAGGATGATCGACTTGAAATAAGCATTTGGGGATGGGGGCGTGGATCAAAAAGCGAATCCGCTGGGCCTGAACCAGAGGGGTGGTTAATATTGCATGAACGTATTCACGAAAGGTATAACAGCAGCGCAGCATGGAGTCAGCTAGACGAATATTTGCATGATGATTACAAGAGGGCAGACGGGGTAACTTTAAAAATTATGGGAATGGCCGTTGACTCTGGAGATGGCGATCATAGTAGCTATGTATATGACTACGCAAATTCAAGGAAAGCTGAGCACGTAATTGCCACGAAAGGTGTTGGCACAGCGGGCAAGCCAGCCATTGGCCGTGGTACAAGGGTTGAATTTAGCACCAAAGGCAAAGCGCTGAAGAAATCAGCGATGATGTATATAGTCGGCACCGATGGCATTAAGACAAGGATTATGGGCCGATTGCGCTATAGCACTACGCCAGGGCCAGGATGCTTGCATTTCCCGGCGGATGTAGACCAAGAGTATTTTGATCAGCTTGTATCAGAGCGGCAATCATTGTATTACCAACATGGCACGCCCAAGCGGCGATGGGTAAGAAAGGCTGGAGCTAGGGCTGAGACGCTGGACTGTGCAGTGTATGCCTATGCGAGTTTGCACCATGTTTTCATGAGGTATAACCGCAAAACGTTTTTTGATCAAATGGAAGCCACCATTGGAACGCAGCTAACTACAGGAGAGGTAATACAAGATAAGCAAAGCGTGAGGCGATCTTTTAATGTGCTGGGCCAGTAAAGCTAGGCTGCCTAGCATCAGTAGAGCATGAGCCGCGGCGCCAGCGGTCATTCAGCATAATCGCATGACGTTGCCAGCAACTATTTACGCGGGGGATACGGTTACGTGGACCGATCCGTACTACGACAGCAACGCTAGTGCCTTGGTTTATTACCTGCGAACCAATTATGCCAGCGGGGCAACAATAAGCGGGACCAGTTCTGGAAAAAATGGCTGGATTTTTACGTTAGCTAGCGCTACTAGCACAAATTTTGCGCTTGGGAACTGGGTTTATCAGGCGAGGGCAACAGTAAGTAATCAGCCAGCTACGGTAAGAACAGGTAGTTTTGTCGTTGCTAAAAGCCTTGCATATTCTGGTTCACCAGGCGCGGTCGATCTAAGAAGTCAAGAAGAGATTGATCTGGAGAATGTAGAAACTGCGATTAGGGCTCTTACTTCAGGGGCGCAAGAATACCGCATTGGAACGGCAAGCGGCGGGCGCATGGTAAAACGTGCTGATTTGGCTGAGTTAATTAAATGGCGTGATCGATTGAAATCAGCTGTTCTAGCAAAAAAACGAGCTGATTCGATTGCCAATGGATTTGGCGATCCCCGCAAACTTTTCGTGAGGTGGAAGTAATGGGATTGCGTACATCTGCGATAAATGCATTTATGCGCCTATGGAATGCAGGTCCAGGGCCACGGGGGCGCCGGTTATTTGAGGCTGCTAGGTTTAGCAGGCTTGATACAGATTTCTGGGGTGGGTTTGGTTCGGCTGATTCCGAAATCAGAGGAAGTTTAAGGTTATTACGCAATCGCTCTAGGAAATTATGCCGGGACAATCCTTACGCTAAGCAAGCAAAACGTACAATACAGACAAATGTAATTGGCCCGCGTGGGGTACAGCTACGCGCAAGCGCAAAAAAGGCTGATGGCCTGCAGCTTGACGCTAGACGAAACAAGATACTTGAAGAAACTTTTTCATTGTGGTGCAGGGCTGATACATGTGATGTAGCCGGAAGGTTGAGCTTCCATGGATTTGAGCAGATGATAGCTGGGGCACTGCCGGAATCAGGTGAAGCCGTCATTAGGTTGGTACGTCAACCATTTGGCAATGGTAAAACACCATTGGCACTAGAAATAATTGAATCAGACCAATTGGATGAGATGTATTCTGGCATCAGCGATAGGCCTGGCCATAGGTGGCGGCTTGGCGTTGAGCTAAACGAATGGAATAGGCCAACACGATATGCGATTTTAACAAGGCATCCTGGCGATAGCGAGCTTGGAGCCCAACAAAGCGAAGCTCAGCGTCACATTTTTTTGAATGCCAAGGATATTATTTTGATCTTTTTGCCTGATCGTGTCGGCCAAACAAGAGGTGTGCCGTGGTTTTCGACTGTAGCTCTGACGGCTAATGCACTAGCTGAATACGAAAAAGCGCATTGGACTAAAAAACGGGTGCAGGCCAGCAGCCTTGGCTGGATTCAAACGCCAGAAGGCGAGCTGTCGGGCGATGAGGTGGTTAATGATCAAAGATTGCTTAATACAGAGCCAGGCTCGTGGAATTACTTAGGTCCAGGCGAGAATGCAATCCCGCCTGATTTTGGCGCTGATGACGGCCAGTATGACAATGTAGTGCGTAATTTATTGCGTAGATTTGCGGCTGGAATGGGGTGCAGCTATGAGACATTAAGCAGGGATTTTAGCCAATCAAATTATTCCAGCTCACGGCTATCGGTGCTGGAGGACCGCGACCATTGGCGGGTAATCCAAAGCATGATTATTCAGCAATTTCACCAAAGGGTATACGAGGAGTGGCTGGATGCAGCGATGATTTCCGGGGTGCTACCTATTGATACATTCAAGGATTACTGGGTACGGCCTGAGCGGTATACAAACCCAAGATGGCAGGCAAGAACATGGAGCTGGGTTGATCCAAGCAAAGAACTAGATGCGATAAAAACTGCGCGTGAGCTTTTGCTTGAAAGCCATGGCGAACAGATCAGTGACTTTAGCGGTGAAGAATTTGAAGCTGTAATGGCGCAAATTGCTCATGAAAACGAAATAAAAGATAGCCTTGGCTTGCCCTTGGTAATTGACCAGAAGGCTAATCAGTCATCAATAGCATCAGGTGGAGGACCACAAACACCTGGCAATGACTCATCAAGCACAAGCCAGCAAAGCTGAACCCAGCGATAACTCGGGTGTTCAAGCTGAGCGGATGAACGGATACATGCCGCAAAAACCGGCAGAGATGAAGGCACCTGGCGAAATTGATGATACGGCAGACATGATGGGCGAGCCTATGGACCCCAGCCTTGATATAGCTGAGGACTTGGCCGAGGAAGAGGAAGAAGAAACAATGGAAGGTAATGGCCCAGAAGTAAATATCAATGTGGTCATCAGCAGCAGCCGAGCTGCTGAGCTGCGGTCAATGAAACGTGCGGCATTTGACGCTAGGGCGGAAGCCAGTGGTGATCCTGAGCTTTACAGGTTTAGCTTTTCAAGCGAGCAACCGGTTGAGCGGTGGTTTGGAACCGAAGTTCTTAGCCATGATCCATCGGCTCCAGATTTCAGCCGGCTAAACGGCAATGCAGCGCCTTACCTATGGAACCATAACTCTGAAGTTGTACTGGGCAAGGTTGAGCGTGCATGGCAAGGAGCCGATGGCAGAGGGTATTGCGAGGTGCGCTGGAGCCCAAATACAAAGGCAGCTGGCAGCGAAGAGGCAAAACGACGGACTGACATTGAAGCAGGAATTATTCCAAGCGTCTCGTTTATGTACTCAATAGACGATGTGGTTGAGGCCGATGGCGTGATGCTTGTCCGCCGCTGGACTCCGCTGGAGATTAGCAGTGTTCCAATCCCAGCAGATATTTCCGTTGGCCAATCACGTTCTGCTGCTGAAACTCCTATAAATGCTCTCCATAGCATTAGTAGTGACGATTCTGCTATCCGCGGATCAAACACTGTCTCTATCTCTGCGATGACTGAACACAACCAGAACCTGGATGATGTGCGATCCGCCGAACGGGAACGCATCACCACTATTTCAGCACTAGCCGATCATCATGGCGTAAAAGAACTTGGCCAAAAGCTGATTTCTGATGGCCGCTCAATTGAGCAAGCCCGTGAAGCTGTGTTGAATGCTATCGGCGCCAGGAAGGAAGAATTTACCGGTCTGTCCCATACGGCCTCTGGTGATGAGGTTGGCCTTTCCGATAAGGAAATCCGCCAATTCAGCTTTATGCGCATCGCCCGCCACTTGGCTGACCCTGCCGACCGCGCTGCCCGCGAGGCCGCTGGCCTTGAGTTGGCCGCCTCACGGGCTGCCGAATCCAAGTATGGCCGCTCAGCCAAGGGTATTTTGATCCCTAATGAGGTGCTGACCCGTGATCAAAATGTTGGCACTGGCAGCGCTGGTGGCTATGGCGTTGCCACGACGTTGTTGACCGGAAGCTTTATCGATCTAGTCCGCAACCGCTCTGCAATCCTGCCTTACGCCACTGTTCTAGGCGGGCTGCAAGGCAACGTTGACATCCCTCGGAAAACAAGCGTTACGCAAGCTTATTGGCTTGGCGAATCGGTTGCCGCCACTGAAACGCAAATGGCGCTTGGTCAGATCGCCATGACTCCCAAGAGCATCGGCGCTTATGTGGACATCACCCGCCGGTTGATGATTCAATCCAGCCTTGACGCTGAAAGCTTGATCCGTAGCGACCTTGCTACCTCAGTTGCACTGGAAGCTGATCGCGTTGGTCTTTACGGTAGTGGTTCTGCTAGCCAGCCCCTTGGCCTGAAGAATATCACTGGCATTGGTTCTGTCACCCTGACCGGTGGCGTTACCAAAACGATCAATAGCACTAGCTACGATTTCGGCACCTACGCCCAGTACATCGACCTGGAAACTTCTGTTGCGGCTAACAACCTCGACATTGGATCCCAGCGCTATCTGGTGTCTGCTTATGCCCGTGGTTCGCTGAAGCAACAACCTAAGATCGGGTCTACCTTCCCCGAGTTTGTATACGGCAGCGACAACACTATCAACGGCTATGAAGCTGTTGTTAGCAACCAGCTGATTGGTTCAAACACATTCTTTGGTTCATTTGAAAACGCTGTGTATGGCTTCTGGAGTGGCCTTGACGTAACGGTGGATCCATATTCACTGAGCACCAAGGGCAGCGTTCGGATCGTGGCATTCCAAGATCTTGACTTTGCTGTGCGCTATCCCGGTGCATTTGCCTTTGGCGCTAGCTGATCATGTGGATTGAGCTTGATGATGATGTGATGGTTGCCGGCACTCCTCGCAAGAGCGGGGAGAGGTTGGACTTGTACGAATCAGAGGCAAGCCTGCTGATTGATGCCCGCAAATGCCATCAGGTCGATGGCCCAATAAAAGCCGAGCCGCTTGTGTGCCCGGCGCCTAAAACACGAAAACCAATTTCTACCACCAAGGAGAATTAATCAATGTCAATTCAACAACGCAACCTGGAACGCCTTCAGATCGCCAGCTGCCACCCTACTGCTGCCCGTAGCGCCACTGGCGTTGGCTCAGCTGTGGATGTATTGGATTACGACGGTGACTTGCTGTTTGTGCTTGATTCAGCTGCTGGCACCGGCACTACACCTACCCTTGACGTAACCATTACCGCCTCTGATACCTCAGGCGGCACATACACCGCCATCAGTGGCGCTGCATTCACGCAGGTTACCGGCACTGCTTCACAACAGAAGCTAGCGATTAGCAAGGATGACGCCAAGCGTTACCTCAAGGTTGCCTACACAATTTCTGGTACTACTCCTAGCTTTACATTTTCCGTTAATGCTGTTGGCTCCAAGAAGTACGTTTGATGATTGAAGCAGACGCAAATCAGTTTCTGCAAGATTTCGGCCTCAGCGTTACTGCTGGGGCCGTTTCTGGCATTGGTGTTTTAGACCAAAACAGCGAGATCGTGCTTGGCGGGCAAATTATTAGTGTTGAGTATTCGCTTACCTGTATTTCAAGTTTGTTTGGTAACTTAAAATATGGCGATGCAGTGGTCGTTAATGGGGTGAATTATACGGTGCAGCATCAGCCAATGCGCCTAGACGATGGATTGTTTTGTATGGTATCGCTGCAAAAAGCATGACAGCATCAAGGCGAGAACAAATTCTCCAAGCGATAGTTACAACGCTTGCTGGCACAACGCTTGTGGGCAGCAGAATTTGGCGAAGCAGGGTAGAAGCATTAAGCCGTGACGAAGCGCCAGCAATCGTGGTGGCGCCAGGTGTTGATAAAAGCGTTGATCCTGAAAATGGCGGTGGCAGCTCATTTGGGGTGCTTGATCAAGAGCTGATGGTTGCTATTGCTGTATATGTGCGAGGCATTGCGCCAGACAGCCTTGCGGATCCAATTGAAGTTGATGTGCATAGCAAGCTAATGGCAGATCGGACTATTGGCGGCTTGGCCTTTGATATATATCCAATCAAAAGAACACCACAGATCGAGGAAGGTGATCAAGCAGCTGGATGGATGGTAACTGAGTTCAAGGTGCGTTATCGCACATCGGTTACCAATATTTCCGCTCCTTAGCATTAGGGAAGGATCACATCCACACGGCATGGCTATTGATGAATTTGCGGGAGAAGGTGGGACTTACCTGCTGGATCCCAAGAGCGGCAAGCGCAAACTTGTCCCTGGATCGCGCACATTGGACGCCGACCAGCCACTAGCCGTTGTTGATGAGCAACCTGCCCAATCTGATGCCCCCCTGGAGGTGAAGACCAATGGTAATGCTGCGTAGAAAGACGGTTCTTGCCGTTAAGGCTGAGGCCACCTATGGCACCGATCCCACCCCTGGGGCTTCTAATTGCATCCAAGTAAAAAACTTGGACATTACTCCATTGGGCGGAAATATGGTCAGCCGGGACCTTATCCGCCCATACTTCGGCAATAGCCCGATGCTCCTAGCGCAGAAGATGGTGCAGTGCCAATTTACCGTTGAACTTGCTGGCTCAGGCACCGCTGGCACCGCTCCTCGCTATGGCGATGCGCTAAAGGCTTGTGCATTAAGCGAAACTGTATCTGCTGGCGTTAGCGTTACATATGCACCTGTCAGCTCAAGTTTTAGCAGCGCCACTATTTATTACAACATAGATGGATTGCTTCACAAAGTAACTGGCGCTCGCGGCACTGTCAGCATGAAGGCCGATTTGGGCCAAATCCCTGAGCTGCAGTTTAATTTTACTGGTATTTACAACGCTCCAACTGATACTGCATTGATCTCGCCAACCTACGCTAACCAAGCATCACCGCTTGTGTTCAGGGTTGACAATACCTCTGCATTCCAGTTTTTCTCATATTCCGGTGCTTTGCAGTCTGTGTCGCTTGACATGGGCAACTCTATTGTTTACCGCGAATTAATTGGTGGTACAAAACAAGCGTTACCCACTGATCGCAAGGTCGCCGGGAATGTAAGCATTGAAGCGGTAGCGATTGGGACTAAGGATTACTTCACCGCTGCCCTTACTGACGGCACCACTGGTAACCTGACATTTCAGCATGGCACCACTGCTGGCAATATTGTCACCCTGACTGTTCCCTATGCTGATATTACCCAGCCCGCCTACGGCGAGTCGGATGGTATCACAATGCTCAACATTCCTTACGTAGCAGTTCCTTCTACGTCTGGCAATGATGAAGTTTCCATTGTTCTGACCTAATTCTTTCTAATGTCCTACACTCGCGTTCGCACCGAATCGTTCACCTGGCCTATTAAGGTGACATCGCCGTCTGATGGCGGCATCCAGCACAGTCAAACATTCACGGGCAAGCTCAAGCGCTTGCGCCGTGATCAACTAAACGAATGGATTGCAAAAGGCGATCTAGACCTTGTACGGGCTGTGCTGGTCGGCTGGGATGGGGTGAATGGATCAGATGGGTTGCCGATCGAGTTTTCGGCTGCAGCATTGGATGATGAGCTGCAAGAGCAAGGATTTATCCGTGGGGTAGTCGAGGCAATTATTGAAGCCACCAGCGGAGCGCAAGCAAAAAACTAGAAGGGGCCGCCAAACACTGGGCGGCTTCTAGTTCATCAAAGGACGATGAACAGGCAGAGGAGGATGGAAGGGGGCTTGGTGTTATTTTTGCTGACGACACCAAGAAGTTAGATATTTTTGAAGTATGGGAAGAAAATTGGGATACGGTAATGATGTTTTGCCGAATGCAGACGCAATGGCGAACAACGATGGCTGGCTACCAAGGGCTTGACTACAATGTACTTAAGTGGTTCCTTGATCTCTACGCAGTGAACGACCAAGTAGCAATGCTTGAAGGTTTGCAGGTCATGGAAATGGCAGCGTTGGAGGAGCTGAACAATGGCGGGATCTCCTAGGACTATTCGCTTCAATTTTGAAGCAAATGCCAATACGCAGGATTTAGATAAATTTAGCAAGAGCTTAAACAGCCTGCAGCAATCGCTGCCTCCGTTATCCGTAAATCTGGAGCAAGCTAGGTCTGAAATCCTGCAGCTTGGGCAGACAAATCTTGTAACTGAGAAATTAATACAGGGTCAGATTACAGCGTTGCGTGATCTGCAGACGCATGTTGCTGGCACCAGCCCGTTATATCGGCAGCTTGGCAATGATTTAAAAGGTCTAAAGGGCGATCTAGCTGAGATTACAGAAGGCAGCAAAAAGGCTGCCAGTGCAGCGCAGGAATTAGCACGAGCACTTAATTCCGCTGTATCAGGAAGCGGAAAAGGTCTTGATGCTAATGTTGCAAATTTAAAGAATAAGCTAAATGATCTTAAGTTTAACAGCGAAGAATATGCGCGTGTACTTCAAAGGATTACTGAGCTTGAAACCGTAGCAAGCCGCCGGCAGGGTCGTACTCAAGTTATTGCCACAGCTGCGGCCTACAACGATGGGACTCTAACAAGAGGGTATGGCTCGGCTGAAAGGCTGCCTGAGCTGCCACAGACGACCGCAGGTTATCAGCAGCGACTGAGCGAGCTATCGCATGAGCTATCCAATGTAAACGTTGGTGGCCAGCGATATGTCGAGATCTCCCGTGAGATCGCAAGCTTAAATACGCAGCAAGCACGGTCGCTGCGTGCATTAACTGATGAGCTTAATGCTGAAGGTATTGCACTTGAAGGCAGAGCCAGGCGAGCGAAAAAGCTAGCCGATATTGCTGCTGCTACCCCAGCGGCGCCTGGCCGTGCTGGTGTTCGTGACCCAGAGACTGGCGCAATGATTGCGCGTGGTTCGGACTCTGCGGGTGATCGGTTGGCATACAGAAAGATGCTTGCCAAGATTGAATCCCAAAAGGCTGAGATGCGAGCGGCGCCGCTAGCGTTGCCATACGGTGATTCATCGCTGCCTGCCGTTAGAGGTGGCGCAAGGCAGGTTGGTGTATCGCGTGAATTTCTTGGTGGCGCCAGAAGCCATGACGAGGCAGCAGCTGCGCTTAGGCAGGCGAATGGGGATGCCAATGAAGCCTTGAGGCTGCTGAAAGAACAGCATGAGAAGGAAGCGGCTGAATACAGGCGGCAAGCAACGGTTCTTGAACAGCATTTAGCGAAGTTAAAAGAATTGAGGGTTAATGCAGCAAGCGCAAATATCAATGCACGACGAAGCGCAATCCAAAATGCGCCATCTGGATTTGCATCTTTTTCGCAAGATGCTATCACTTTGGTTGATGAGCAAAATAATCGTGATGCTATCAACAAATCAATAGCACGCAACCGCCGTAATCAGGGTTATCCCGTTCAGCCAGTAATTCAAGAAGCCAGCCAGTTGCAGCAATCAATAAATGATATTGGCTTAAGTAAAATTACAAACCTATCTCAAACAATGGGCGGTAGCTATAAGGAAGTAGCGCAAAGCATAAGGGCTGCAACGCAAGCATCAGATGGCAGCATTAATAGCCTTAATCATCAACGCGCATCATGGGAGCAGCTAAAAAATGCTGTTGCGTTAACGCCCGCTGAATTGCGTGAAGTAAATAAAGAACTTACAGCAATTGATCGGAAGCTAGAAAAAACACAGCTTGGCGGTGGCGGTCGCTTGAAGCGCTTTGCTCAAACTGCAGGCACCGTAGCAGCATCTGGCGTATTTGGCGGCCCTGAAGGCTTGATAGGCGCTAGCGCAGGTGCATTTTTTGGCCCTGAAGGCGCAATGGCCGGCGGTGCGATAGGGGCTCAGGTTGGGATGATGCGGCAATCAATTAGTGACGCAGCAAGCTATGCCGCCGAATTAAGCAAGTTAAATATTGCCTTGCGTGGTGTTGCTGGAAGTGCTGCTGAGTATGCGCAAGCGCAGCAGGTTATTGCATCTGCTAGTAATGATTTTAATGTCCCGACGTTAGAAGCTACGCAATCTATGACCAAGCTTGCTGCTGCAGTTAAGGGTGCTGGCGGCAATGTAACTGATACTGAGCTTGTGTATCGTGGCGTTAGCAGCGCTATTAAGGCAACAGGCGGCAGCGCAGAAGACGTGCAAAGCGCATTGCTTGCAATGTCACAGGTATTCAGCAAGGGAAAGGTATCAGCAGAAGAATTGCAAGGCCAACTTGGGGAGCGCCTCCCTGGCGCCGTAACTCTATTTGCAAATGCTACCGGGCGCACATTACCCCAGCTATCAAAGGATTTGCAAGATGGTACCGTTGGGCTTGCTGATTTGATGAAATTTGTGGCAGCGCTTGACAAGCAATATGAACCAATGGCAAAAAAACTAGCAAGTTCTACTGAAGAAGCTGGCGCACGGATGACAGTTGCGCTTGATAAATTAAAGGCAAATTTTGGTGGTTTTTTCAAGCCAGTTGGTGCTGGCATTCAAGATTTAATTACCAAATTCGCCGATTTAGCTAATTCTATTTTTAGAACTACCGAATTAAGCAACAAGCTAAAAGAATTAAATAAAGGGCCAACGGCGGCAGACGAAAGAGCTTTAGAGCAGGAGGCTCAGCGCATGGGCGCCCTTAGGGCCCTCTCACGAGATAGACGAAATACACCTTATCAAGAATTAACTTTACCTGAAAAGGCCAAGGTCAACGTAGAAGCTTATGGGGCCATGGCTGGGCCGCTAAGTCCCTTTAAAGATGGTGGGCTTTATGGCGAGCTAAAGCGAGATTTTATGACTCAAAAGCTTTACGATCTTGGGGCGCTTGCGAAACCTGGCATAGATAAGCCTTTTACTAACTTTGATAAGCCCAAAGGCAACGGCGATAGCACATTTGAAAAAGAACTAAAAATTCGCCAAGATGCCGAATATAAATTAGCTGATGCGGCAAAGAAAAGAGAAGAACAGCTTGCTGACTTAAGGGAGC